ACCGAGGACCTCCAGCGCATCGCATTGAAGATGTTCACCTCCGTCTTCCGCTGGCAGTATATCGCACGACCAGGCATCGTGTCCCCGTTCCCTGAACGCACGCCTGACGACCCCCGAGAACTCGCAGGCTATGAGGACCCTCATGTTGGAAATTGAGTCTGCTGCGGAACGTCCTCGTCGGACACCCTCGCCGCACTTTCAAAGCGCGTGAATGATTTCAGGAAAGTCAGATTCACGTCGCCGGTTGGACCGTTGCGCTGTTTGGCAATGAGTAGATTCATCGCGACGGCGTCGTTGTAGTCTTCCTCTGAATCCTCGTCGTCAGATTTCGGTCGGTACAGCATTCCCACAAAATCCGCGTCCTGCTCGATCGCGCCGGACTCCCGGAGGTCCGCCAACCTGGGCTTGCGATTCTTTTCGCGCTCCATTTCCCGGTTGAGTTGGCTCATGACGATGATCGGGATTCCCAGTTCCTTTGCCAGCGCTTTGATCCCGCTGGAAATGTCGCTGATTTCCTCCTGTCGACTCTTCACCTTGCGGTTGGTCGATTTCAGGAGTTGAAGATAGTCGATCACGGCGAGCTTGATGTCGTATTGCATGGCCATGCGGCGCGCTTTGGCACGCAGTTGCATAATCGTGAGCGCTCCTGAGTCGTCTATGTAAATCGGGGCGTTCATCAAACGGTCGGCGGCTGTCCGGAGTCGCGGAACGTCTCTCTCCGCGAGGAATCCCTCCCGGATGCTCCGCAGGTTCACGCGCGCCCGAGAGCAGAGCATACGCAGCGTGAGCGACGGCGCCGACATTTCCAAAGAGAACACTCCGACTGGCAGTTTCGCTTCGAGCGACACAAATTCCGCGATGTTCATCGCCAGCGAGGTTTTACCCATTGAGGGCCTTCCAGCGATCACAATCATTTCGGAGGCTTGAAGCCCTGAAGTCATCTTGTCGAGGTCGGTAAATCCTGTGGGGATTCCAGTGACGACGCCCTGACGCTGGACATAATCCTCGATTGTGGAAATGTTCTCACGAATAAGCGTCTTGATCGTCTTAACCTCATTTTCCTGACGCCTTCCACGGATGCTGAGCATGTCCGCTTCGATCGTGTCCATCAATTCGTCAACTTCACCCTGGTAGGTGTAGACGCGCTCGCCAACCTCAGCGGAAACCCGAAGGGCTTTTCGGAGGATGAATTTCTCCACGATTACACCGAGGTAGTAATTCAGGTTGGAGGCGGACGGAGTTGAATCTGGAAGCGCTGAGAGGTAGGCGATCCCCCCCACCTGCTCAAGCATGTCCTTGTCTTTGAGTTGCTGCTGGAGACTGATCACGTCAATGACTATGCCGCGATCATACATCTCGACCAGCGCGTCCCAGATCGTGAGGTGACGAAGATCGTAGAACTCCTGCCCGTTGTCGCGGAGGGCTTCGATTGATTCCGCCATGCACTCCTTTGGCGAGAGAAGGATGCAACCCAGCGCCGCCGTTTCGCACTCTATTGAATGCGGCGGGAGACGATCAACGGGAGCAGCCCCGGAGCCGTTCCGGACGCGGCGTGTGCGCTTGAGGTCCGCAGGCTGAGCGCTGTCCCAATTTTCAGCCTCGTCGCTCACTTGCGCTGAAGCACGACCGAGTTGTCAGCGGCCACTCCAGGCAGAAGCTCAGTGCGGAACGCAGCGAGAGTGTTCTGGAGACGCACCAATCGGGTCTTCGTGATTCGCTCAGCCTTGTCGCGATCGTCTCTGGCGAACTCCCTGAGAGTCGTTATTTTTTCGGAGTTGCTGGGATCATCCAACTTCGCCATTTCGTCGGCCTCAGCGTCCTCTTTTTCAGCGCGCTTCGTTAATCGAACCACGCGCTTTTTGGCTCGGTCGATGTCCTTGATGATCTGAGCTTCGTCGGTGTAGCGTTTTGGTGGGTGGTGCATATTTCACCTGTTCAGGAGCAGGCAAGCCATTCGTCTCGCTCTTCTTCGGCGGCTTGTTGTGGAGTCCATATATTGATGTCGTCTCCGTAATTCTCAACCGCACTTCCGGACATTCCCCAACTCGCCCGGATCGAAAGTCCCAAGAGTTTTCGGATGGCGAGCATGTATTTGAATTTCCAAATGATTTTTTTCATAGATCACCTGTTGGCGAAATCTTCTGTGTTGGCGGCTATAACTACGGACCCGTCGCGCACCATTCGGGACGCTATTCTGGTGTCAATCAGAGTGCTGATTTTTTCCAATGAATAGTTGGAAGTGATGATCGTCCACTTGAAAGCTCTCGCGCTAAGCACTCGCCAGAGCGATTCTCGCTCTGTTCCGTTTGGGTCCCTCGCGCACGCAATTTCATCAAGCATGAGCAGGTTTGCGTCAGCCATGTCGTCGATATGCCAGAACTCGCCGCTGTAAATTCTCGTCATCACCTTGGGCCAGTGCTTTCGAATGATACCGCACTTCAATGTTGGATGATCAACAAGCGCTTTCACTCGCCTCAATTGGCTGAGGGTGATGTCCGCGAGGAGGGTTTTCCCAGTTCCCACAGTGCCACAGAATGAAAGCCAGTACGGTTCAGTGGCGCTGATTGCCCCTACCGTGGCCTGATCTACGAAAGCCTTCGCTGCTCCGAGCATCTGAAGGAGGGTAGGGTCCTTGAAGGTTTTAAAGTCCTGGAAGGTTTTCTCTTCCCTCTTTGGCGGCTCGGGCTGCTGCCCACTTGTCGGGGTCGTTGACGGTCGTGGCATTTCTGTCATAACGCGGGGGATTATGTTTTTGAGTGGTTGCATTGACGTTGCGGGACCAGTTACGAATTGAGGCTTTCCAGTCCTTCATCGGGTTTCTTCCTACCTTCCAGCCGTTTGACTGGTAATAATCGAAGCACTTCGTTGATTCTGTTACAGATAGACCTATGGTATTCCCGTATTCAACCATGTTGTTCAGTGAGGGTCTGTCCGGGACATGTCCGGGACCAACACGGGACCGCTCTGCTTCTGTATCTGTACTCTGTACAGGGGTACAAGGGTTAGGGGGTACAGGGGGAAAGGGGGAGAGGGGAGTCGATCGGCTGCGGTATTCCTTCTTCCGCTCAGCCTCCGACATGCGAACCATCTCCTTGGAAGCGATCTCCCTGTATTTTTGGTAGTTGACGATAATCCAGCCCCAGGACCGATGTTCATCCAGGCGAATAAGCCTGCGTCCGTCGTGATCTGGAGTCCGGCTCTGCGTGTCTGGGCTTTCGAGGTTTGCGATCGCCCGCTCAACAATGTCCAGCGGGACCCCGGTTCGCCGAGAGATGCTGTCCGGCGTCATATCGACGATCCAGTCCGAGCCCACCTTTCTGGCGAGCTTCAGGAAGTCTTCGAATACGTGCCGGATTTGCCAGTCGGAAGCTATCGACGAATCAAGAATCTGCTCAAAAACTTTGGCGAACATCACCAGGCTCCTTCAACTACACCCCCGGCGCGACGAGGGACAATCCCGCTCTGACGAACGGTAAAACCCGAGTTTCCGAGGGTGTAGTTGAAAAAGTGTGGCGTCATTTGTGAACGTCGCATGCCGGTTATCTCATGCGTTGTCTATGGGGTCAATGGAAACTTGTTCCCAGTTGTTCACCGAAATTATTATTGACAAGTCAAGCGGCTCGTTCAATTATGCCCACACTTGAGCATGGACCCCGCAAAAACAATTCCTGAAGTTACCCCAGCGGCGCTTGCTTTCCTGGGATCATCAGTCCGAAAGAAGGGGGGAGACTACACTTTTGAGGGAATCATCGTAAGTGTCTTCACCAAAAAATCAGGTGTGCTCAGAATCGTAGTGGAGGACGATCGCGGAGTGCTCCACATTTTCAGCGCGTCACAACTCGCTGTTGAGCCGAGTCCGAAACAACTCGAACCATGAATTCAGTTCTTCAAGATTGGGTGATGGAGTTGCCGCGCCGCGAGCAGGGAACACTCTTGACCTGTGTTCGTGGCTGCGACCTCACGCCGAAGCTTCCACTTGATTCATTGGAGCGCCGACTCGTCGGTGCGATTCGCTGCGCGTTTTTGAATGCAGCCGATCCCCGAGAGATTGGAATCAGGGGAGCGTTCTTCGTTCCAGAACCTCCGCATCCGAACACATGGAAAGCCTCAGAGCTTGGGCATTATCCCCTGCATTGGTTCGCTCATATAATGCACGGGTGCGAGATTCTGGGATACCGTCATCCGAATCTCCACCAACGCGCTGTATGGTTTCAAATCTATCACAAACTGGCGACGAGCTTGCATCTCAATCCCGAATCGGAGCGGGAAATGATCAACCGGCTTAGCGAGGACCGAATCGCCAAAGGCGAGGTTGTTAGTTAATGAAGCGAGAGCGGTTGAAGATTGTGATTGAGTCAGGAATAGAATGTCCGGATGGTATGTTTCCGGTCAATGGGACCTTGCAAGGCCTGAGAAAAGCACTCAAGAAAATGAAACCTGGGCAATCGTTTATGTGGGATGACAACGCGCTTCCGTACCACGCCGCGAGTTCAATCGGCATAAAGGTGAAGACCCGAAAAATCAGCGGTCTTGGATACCGGGTGTGGAAATTAAAATCATGAGAATCGTCATCGAAACGATCGAGCACAAGGACCAGAGGTATCCAACCGTGGGTGACTGGTTTTACGACTACACTTATTTTTGCAAGGAGTGCTCTCAAAGCATCATCACTCCACGGGTTGAAGCA